GAGCCACATCCACCTATCCATCGTCACTCTCCGGGCAAGCGCTCGTCGCGAGCGCGCCGATTGTTTGTAGACCAGACACGAGCGCGGCAGGCAGCTCGACCTCGAGGGCTTCGAGGATGGCCCCAAGACGCGTGAGCGCAGCAACTGCGCAGGCCGCGACAGCCAAGAAGTTTGCCTCGGGCGCAGAGCCTGCCGCCCACGCGTCGAGCGCACCCTCGAGGGCGAAGAGACTCTCGCGAGCGACACGAAGCGCCGTTCGCGCCTCGGTTGTCGGCGTCATCAGCTCCTCGAAACGCGCGAGGCCAGCTTCGACGTCCGCGATCATCCCTGCGGCGACCTCTTCGCGCACTTGCGCACGCGACGCCTCACCCCGGGTCGTCACTTCTGCCGCGACCGCCTCGTCGGCGACGTTCAGCCCTTCGCCGAGCTGCGCTACAGCGACGCGAGTGCTCCGCGGTGGTCCACCACAAGCGGTCGCGCCAAAGAGAGCAACTGCGGCGACGAGCGCGAGCCAGCCGTACAGCCCGTAGCGCAGATGGTCGTACGTCACGAGGACACCGCAGGGGGGATGATCGAACTCAGCGTGTCGGTAACTCGAGCGACGCGCTCGCACGCGTCTTCGGCGTCTTGGACGAACTCAGCGAGCGTTGCAGCCAGCACATCACTCGTCTCGTCGTAGTCGAACTCCACGTGGCACCCGTTTTTCTTTGCCGCGCGCACCCGCTCAGACGCAGGGCGCCGCTTCGGCTTGCGCCACATCAGCTCGCCAGCCGATCGACTGCGGCAGTCAGCGCATTGATGGCGGTATTCCACTGCCCCGTCAACTCCAGCAGCGTCTGCGTGACCATCTTCGCGTCCTCCACTCGCGCCTCCTGTGCTTCCTTCAAGGCCAGACCTTGGCGCCAGTATGCCACGCCCAAGGCCAAGATGATCGCGCCAAGTGGTCCAGCGGCGAGGAGGGTCTCGCCCACAGCGTCCAACCCTAGCTCCGGTTGTGCGCGCTGTAGAAGATGAACAAGAACGTCGTGATCGTCGCCGAGCTCAGCAGGGAGCTGCTGACGAGCGACCAGCCACGCGCTCCCGCGACTGCCATGCCCGGCGAGATCAAGATCGCGCGCAGCGCTGTCGACATGGCGACCTTGAGCCACCCGTTCGCTTCACCAGCCAGGACCGCGTTGACGCTCTCGGAACTCGGAAGCTGCCCCGTGCCGCCGCCGTTCAACAGGCCGACGGGGAGCGTCGGGGCGTAGCCGATCATGTCGATCGCGCCGATGGACGGGGGCGCCGGGCGCGGGGCATTGCGTAGTGGCACCTGCGTCGGCAAGGCGCGTGCTGCGTTACTGCTGTGCATCAGAAAAGCCTCGTGATGGGTTCTAGCTGTTGAGCCAGGCGGCTGGCACCAGCGATACGTTCGGGAGTGAGCCCGTAGACCTCACCCATGATCTGCTCGCCGGCCTGCGCAGCCACACGCCGTGCTTCTGCGGCCCCGAGCTGCGACAGGCCCATCTCGATTGCGCTGCCGCGCGCGTCAATCTCGCGCATTCGTCGCAACAGCGAGTAGCCCGCCACCGCCCCGCCCACCAGCGCACCGACGCCGATCATCCGAAACATCAGATGAGCCCCGCAGTGTCGGCGAGCGTGAGCGCAGCGTTGAGCTGCCGCCCGGTCTCGGGGGTGATGTTGTAACGCGCGAGCGTCGCGGTCAGCTCTGCGCGAACGGCGGGCGGGACCTGCTCACGTACAGCAGCCTGAATCTGCGGGCGCATCCGCGCAGCCCCTTGCTGGAGCTGGCGGTCGATCGCCCGGTTGGCGAGCATCCAGACGAAGCCAGCGGCGATGCCCCCGCCGATCGCGCCCCAGAAGAGGTCAGTCATGCTCAGAGTCTACGAGCCGGCGCGCGCGACGTCGAGCGTCCCCTCGAGCCAGGACGAAGAGGCGCCGCAGCGACGAGATCGCCCGCGTGGACTCTTGGTGAACGCGCGTTGGACTAATCCCCAAGCTGGCCGCCACTTCACGCATGGTCTCCCCCTGGAGTCGGCACGCGAGGATGGTCCTCTGGCGAATCTCCAAGCCGTCCACCGCACCGCGTACCCAACCCACGAGCTCCAGGCGCTCCAGCAACTCCTCGGGGTTCTCGCCGTTCAGCGGCTCTTCCGGCAGCGGCTCGAGCTGCTCAGGACGTTCCACTTCGCGGATCAACCCCCAGCGAATCTTCTTGTGGACCCAGTAGCGCAGAGAGGAGCGCCCGTTGTACGTGAGCACGGCGTCGAGGACCGCGAGGCGTGCAAACTGGCGCAGGTCGGAGACTTCGAGCCCCATGCGCGCCCCCACAGAAGTGAACGCGCGAACCTCGGCCTCAACAGCCGGTCCAAACTGTGTCAGCAGCTCGTGAGCACGCTCTTCGGATATCGCTGACAGGTCACGCGGCACGTCACTCGAGCGCACCTTCAGCAATCACTTCGTCGATCGTGCGCTGCATCGTGGCGTTGATCGAGTCCGCGAGCTTCGCGAAGATCATCCGCCGCACGCTCGCGTAGTCGAAGGTCGCCTGCAAGGCCGCAGCGCGCGCTGCCGGCTCACCGAGAGCTTGGTACAGCAGCGAGCGGATGATCTCGCTCTTGTTGCCGTTCGCCGACTGCGCTGTCAGCTCCTCGAGCGCCTCGATGAGATCGCGCGAAGCGCGGAAATGGACGTAGTACTTCTGAGCGCGTGCCATACGCTCGCGACCCTATCACACAGCGACCCCTAGCGCCTGCTCCAGGTGGATGAGGTGCGCGTCTGTCTGGCCCCACGCAGCGCCGGCTTTGTTCTTGAACCAGTCCAGAACGAGCCCGCAGGGCGTCCCACGCAAGGACTGGCTCGTGTTCGCGCCATGCCGCAGCCAGATCGCATGCAGACGCTGGTCGAGCAGAACGTGGCCAGAGTCCCCGTAATGCTGTGCGAGCTGCCGCAACCACCGAGCGTCTGACGCTGTCGGACCGTCGTCGTACGCCACCTGACGTGCCGCTTCGGTGCGGTAAATCGCCGCACCGTTGATCACGCGAGGGGTGTGTGACGGCAAGAACGCACCGCGCCGCTGGGGTAGCTCCAAGATGTGCCCGCACCCCCAGCCGGCCCAAAGTGAACCGACTTCTTCGATCACCTCGACCAGCCACTCGACGCGCTCCGGGTGCTGCCAGTCGTCGTCGTCGAACCAGACGAAGTACTCTCCACGCGCGAAGAGCATCGCGATATTGCGGAGCACGCCGCAGGGCAAGTCAAACAGGGCTGGCACCACGCGCACGGCTCGAGACGCGTAGCCCGGCGCTGACCAGATCCGATCTAACGCGGAGGTGGGATCCAGAACATCCGCCCGGCGGTGATGGCGAACCTGAGCTTGACGCGAAGAATCGACCACGACGATGTCGAGGTTCTTGTAGGTCTGACGCAGGACATTCCATCGAAGCCACGGTTCGCAGGCCGGGCGGTTCGTCACACACAGAGCGCTGACACGCGGACCGCTCACGGCTCACGCCACCCAGCCGAGTCGAGCAGGCGCTCGAGGTCCGCAAGAAGCGCTGCAGCGATCTTCGGGTCGAGCTCACGGCACGCACGACGCACCATGAGCACGAGCGTCGCGGCGAGGTCGTCGAGCTGCCGCCGCTTGAGCTTCACACGTCTTTCCACGTGTCCCCAATAGCAGCCCAGGCGACAAACGGCATCGCCGCTCCCCCGGGCGAGAGTGACAACTCCACGGCCAGCGACTCTTCGACGCAGCGCGCGACCGCGTCAGCCGCAGCTTCGTCACACTCGACGTAGATCGCGTCGTGGACCTGCGCGATGAGCATCGCGCTCGGATCGACCTGCGGCAGCGCGTCTGCGAGCACGAGGAGGCGCTGGTTCATGATGTCAGCAGCGCCGCTCTGGATCGGATAGTTGTACGCGACGGTCGTTTCGACGCGACTAAGCGGGAAGACGCGATGACGACCAAGGACCGGGCTGCGGACGGCGCCATCAGCGACAGCGTGTGTGACCTGCGCTTGGCGCCATTGCAGAACACCCGGGAAAGCGCGGAAGTAGGCCTCCTTGACCGCGCGCACGGTCCCTATGTCGAGCCGCCCCTCGTAGCCCCCGGCGAAGACAGACTCGAGCACCGTCCGTTCACCTGCCCCGTAGTTGAGCCCGTAGACCACGCGCTTCGCGAGATCGCGGAGCTGCTTGCACTGCTTGTGCCCGTCCGCCGCGCGCAGCCGCGTGAGGTAGTCGTTGCCGAAAGTCATGTGGGCGACATACGCGTGCGGGTCCTTGTCGGGGTTGAGCTTGTCGCTCTCGTCCGCTTCCGCGCAGCGTCGAATCAACTCAGCGTCTGCCGACAGAGCCGCCATGATCCGCATCTCGAGCTGCGCGTAGTCAGCGCCCACGAGCTTCCTCCCGGGAGGCGCAACGACAGCGCCACGCATGAACTTCGGCCAGTTCTGGAAGTTCGGCGCACTCGACCAACGCCCCGTCCGCGCACCGATCACCTTCCACTGCGGGTGAACACGCCCGTCGTACGCAGGAGCCAACGCATCTGAGCGGATGTAGGTGCTGATCTGCTTCGTGTACTTCTTCCACCGGAGCAAGTGCTGGATGAAGGGAACATTCGGGGCCAGCTTTTGCAGGTGCTCTTTGCGCGTGCTGCCAAGACCTGTCGACGTTGTAACCGTCACCGGCAACATGCAGACGCCCGCCGGGTCGTAGAGCGCCCACAGCAACGCCGCCCCAGTCGGAACAAACGTGTCGTTCTTCGCGATCACACGCATCGCCGCAAGCTCAACCGCCACGAGCTGCTCGTACTCGTGCTCGATCTCAGCGAGACGCGACGAACTCACGGGGATCCCGTGCAGCTCCATCGCTATTGCGATCTCCTGAAGCGCCACGTCAGAGGCGTACGCCGCCGGCTGACCCTCTGCAGCGAGGAGGCCGCCCTCGAAGACCGCGTCGCATAAGGCCGTGAGGCGATCATCCTTCGCGTTGTACTCCGCGAGACTGTCCACACACGAGTAGCCCGAGTACTCGTGTGTCAGCCCCTGGCCAATCGACGTCCGGTCGTCCTTCCACATCGGCGCGTCGGTGAGCTCGTGCGCGACGAACGCGAGGTTGTGCTCCTCGTCAGGGAAGCACGCGTTGTGGGCGAGCATGGTGTCGCCTACGACGCCGTTCACCCAGATGCCCCACAGGTTCATGATCACGACGCGATCGTACGCCCCGTTGTGAAACACCTTCTGCTGCCCTGGGTCGTCGAGAAACGCGTCGATGACGTCGAGCAGGGTCGACGCCTTGTGGCCGAGCGTCGAGTAGTGCCCAATGTGTCGCGTATCGATGACGAGCGCCTCTGGATCATCCGCGGTCGCAAACCCGATGCAGGTGATCTGCGAGACCTTCCACGGTCCGCCCTCGGAGTTCGTCTCGATGTCGCACGCGATGCGTTGGCCGCGATGGCGCGCGAACCAGGCACGGGCGACGTCTGGCTGCTGCGTCTGGAGCACGCGATAGTTGAACTCCGCGTCACGCGAGAGAAGCTCCTGCGCTTTCTTCAGGTGGTACGCCGCCGCGTTGGCTGCAAACTGGCCCGCGATGAAGCGCTCCGAGGGCTTCGGATCTCGGTTGAACAGCCCCGGGGCGTACGTCGGGATGACGTAGCGCACGCCCAGCTTGTCTAGCCGCGAGTCCAGCTCTGACGTGTCGAACACAGCACCGGCGGCCCCCTCCCGCCCGCGCAAGACGTACTCGGCCTCGAGGTTCTGCGTCACGACTGCGCGTGTCTTCCGGCCGCCGCACGCGGGGCACTTCATCATGCGCGGCCGGAGCCGGTTGATCTTGGCCTCGCACTTCGGGCACTTCTTGTCGTGCTGCTCGATGATCTGCGCACGCCACGCCCACACGGCGTCATCGGCGAGCTCCTTCGGCATCATGACGTGCCAGTCGCAGTCGCCGGTCGCGCACTTGAGCGCGGGCCCGATCTTGCGCTTGTCGTTGCAAGACCCGCCGGGACAGTCAAAGGGCGTCTGCTTCGTCGTCGTCACCACACGGCCAGTGATTGCCGTGAGCGCAGCAACGCCCAAGGTGACGATCACGCGAGGTCGCGCGTACGCGATCTCCTCCTCGAGGCGCGGCAAGCAGGCGTACAGCGCGTCTGGGCAACGGCGATGAAACGACAACGCCTTGCCAGACGTTCGCGGAGGAGAACCCAGCACAGCAGACGTGATCCAGCACGACTCACGATCAATGCCGACCGCCTGGAGCACTGCGTCGAAGACGCGCGAGCGCGCGCTGTCTACAAGCGGCTGCCCCTTGCTGACGTCGATGAGCGACGGAGGACCTGTGACAATCATCAGCCCACCGGGACGTTTGTACTTCGGGCCTTGGTACGCCGTGACGTACCGGTTGCTACACGAGCGCGACAGCGCACAGTTCGCACAGTCGGCGTATCCATGATCAAACGTCGTCATCGCACCACTCTCTCCGGTTGCGCACACACCAGCCGAGATGCTTCAGCCGCTCGACGAAGAGGTCCGCGCGACGGAGTCGAACCGTCCCACTTCTACCGAGATAACGAGGAGGTAAAAAACTCTCGGTATCGCTGAAGTGCTCCCACGAGCTGCGCGGTAAGACGGGGGCCGAAGCCCCCCCTGCACACTTTTGAGGCAGTGCTCGCCGAAGAGCCTACGAACGCGGGCGACGACGCATCGTCTTAGGCGGTGTCGCCGCGGTGCGATCCGCCGCCTCGACCTCTGCGCGCACCGGGTCGAACGGGCTGACACGCGGCTTGTTGAAGTCGTTGTTCATGCGCCCGTTGTACTCGCGCTGCTTGACGTCGTACGTGACACAGCGCTGGAGGAGCTCTTCGTGGTCAAACGACTTGATCTCGTTGCCGTCGGGGTCCACCTCGCCGGTTCCGGTCAGCGTGATCCCGAGCGCGTCGATCAGCTTCTGGATCCGCCACGCGCTCTTGGGCGTGATCGTGTACCAGCACGTGACACGACGCGCCGCTTCGGGGCCCTCGAGGATCTCGAGCTTCAGCGCGAGCTGGAGGTTCCCGTTCTTGCTCGTGCCCGGGGTGACGTCAGTGATGCGGCACTCGTACGTGCTCTCGGGGAGGGGGGCAAACTGCTTCGACTCTGTCGCTACGGAAAAGGGGATCTTCATGGTGCGTTCCTTTCAATCTCAACGCGCGCTACGACAGCGCGCCTGCAAACGTGATCTGGGTAAAGTCGAAGTTGTCGACCTGGTCAGGGAAACCGGAGAAGCGCGAACGCGCCGGGTAACGCCCAAACTGGCGGAAATGGATCCTGTGCAGCGGGTCCTTGCCCTTGGGCACAGGGACCGCCTCGCAAAAGCCGATGACGTCGCACGCCGACGGCATCATGAGCGCGTTCTTGCCCGTGAGCAGCGGCTGGCCGTTGCCGGCGTCGTCCACCTTGTCGAGCGCCGTGTATACGACGTGGACGTCCATGTCCGAGAGCTGGGAGTGGATCGTGCGAAGGTGGGAGCTCAACTGCCCCCACGCCTGCATGTCCATCTTCCGGCTGCCGCGCGCACCGATGTCTTCGATGAGCAGCTCGCAGTAGTGCGAGAGGCTCTCGACGACGATCGTCTGCCAGGGGAAGAGTTCCTCGGCCTCAGGGAGCTTATCGTCGGCGATGAGCTGCATCGAGCGGTCGTACAAGGACCGCAGATCGCGCAACTGCTCGTTCATCTCACGGCGACACGAGACCTCGACGTAGTCGATGTCGCGACCCATCAGCGTGACGACGGACTTTTCGTTCGGCGGGACGATGAAGAGCGGACGCGGGAACGTACCCGCAGCGTGGGTCTTGCCGCTACCCGTCGGTCCGTAGAGGAACCAGCGAGTCCACGGGTCGACGATGTCTTTGGTGTTCTTCAGTTGCAGCATGGTCTTCTCCCTGCGCTCCAGGCGCTTTGGGGTGGTCAAGTATGTGTCTCTGGCTGAGTGCGACAGACGCCGCAGAAGTCAGGCCAGATGAACTCGCCTGCGCTGTACACGACCTCGCCCTGCTCGACGATGAACTCGTCCTGACAGAGTCGGCAACGACGAGTCGGTGCCTGGTCCATCTCCTCGAGCGCGTGTTGCTTGACGCTACCCAAACGTCAACCCAATCATCGGGTCCAGGTTGCCCTGCGCAGGAGCGCAGATCTCAGCACTACGCTCCGACTTGTACCTCTGATCCGACCCGGCGATCAGTAGATAGCGATTACACCAGCAATAACCGTGATAACTGGGTCGAGGATGGTGCCCAGGCGACGTCGGTAAACGCTGATCGCACGTGTACACGCCATTGACTACACGCGGCGCGCACTGCCATCGCTCCAGCGGCGGTGTGAACGGATGGACGATCACAGCCCAATCCCGGTCACCCAGAAAAGCTGGGCGTTTTGGCGAGGGGGGAAGCAGGGGTATTTCCGGGACTCGGTCCTCGCGGGTCGAGTAAAAGTAACGCCCATCCCCTGTGAGATACACTCCCGTGTGCGCAACGGCGCTGCCGGGACAGCGCATCTCGGAGTCGCCTAACGAAGCCATAAAGCGCCCCGTTAGCTCCGTTCGCTCGAACTCATTGACCGCGAAACGCTCTCGACCGCCACTCAAAGCATGAGCTGCCATTGCCGCAGCTTTGCTCTGTATCCTGGCTACCCGCTCAGCCAGATCGTCGCTCATCCAGGGCTCCATGTAGGTGACCCCACGGGAGTGCAGGTAGAAGATGATGTGCGCGCGTCGGTCGTCGCACACGTTCGCGTTCATGTGCGCGAGCCAGTAGTCGTTGTGTTCCGCCACCTCGGGTGAAATGGGCTCGTCTGCAAGCCCCGCCCAGACCTCCCTCTTAGAGAGGAGGCGGGCGGGACGCCCACCCAACAGATTCATTCGCAGTGCTCCTTCTTCGGGGTGACCCTCCCCGCGCGCATCGCAGAGCGCGCCGTGTGGATGCGGGAAGGAGTGAGCCCATCATCGAGCAGGGCTCGGAGCCCAGCGAATGGGTGCTCGATGGTAGAGGCGAGCCACTCGCGTAACCCGGTCTCCAGCGAGGCGCAGCGTGCCTCCAGGATCGCGTTGTGGTCTTTCAGCAGCCGGACCTCGTGGCGTAGCTGCCGCAGCTCTTCGGGCACGTCATGTACCAGTTCGCCGCTGCTCATTCTGCTGCCTCCAACTCTGCGGAGACGAAGCCCATCGGCGGCGGCTCTTGGCGCAGCGCTTCCACGGGCACGTCAGGCTGCCCGTAGCAGATGTCGTAGTAGTCGCACTTCGACCAGTAGCGCGCAGGCCCCGCGCAGTTGCCGAGCGCCTGCGGCCAGCCGAGCCGTTCCAAGAGCGGGGCGACGGCGTGCCAGGCGCGAAGGCTACCCTCGAAGCCCACGAGATGTTGGCGTGAGGGCATGCACTCGACACGCTCGAGGCGCGGACCTCGCTTGTGCTTCGTCGTGATATTGACGAGCACCCCCCGGAGCGTGGGGTACGACCCGGCGTCGACACACGCCCGGAGCAGCCAAACCTGTCCGAGAATCTGCTGGTCGAGCTGGTAGCCCGCGACGAGCTCCTCGGTGATCGTGCGCGCCGACTTGTGCTCGACGACCCACATGCCGCCGCGGTCGTAGTCCTCGACGACCAGGTCGAGCCGCGCAGAGTACGCCAGGCCGTCGTCCTCGTACTCGAGGGTCTCCTCGACTGCGATGATCCGCCAGTGGTCCTTGCGACGGTAGGCGTCGAAATAGCCGCCCAGCATGCGCTCCAGCTCGGCGTAGGTCTCCTCGTAACCGTCAGCGCCGCGCAACGGCTCGATAGAGGCCCACGCCGCCTGCTCCGCTTCGGCCAGGTTGCCCCAAAAGTAGTGCTCGGTGGGGCGCCCCGGGCGGATGGTCAGCGGACGCTGATGCGCCTGAATCGCGCGGTAGTAGACCTCGAGCGCGTGGTGGAAGGTGACACCCACGGTGAGCGCTTCCGCGTCACCGCGCCGTCGCCAGCCGACCACGTTTCGGAGAGCATGCTCGCGCGGACACGTGCGGATCGTCTTCCAGAACGTGTTTCCGCGCTTCGACGCTCCAGTATTCGCCACGCCCAGCAGCTCAAACGGATCAGCGCGGTTTGCGTTGCGCTTCGGGCGCGACGGCGGCGCCTGCGGGAGGATGATCTTCGTCATCGGACCTCCGAGGAGCACAGCGTCGCAACCAGGTCCGCCCAGGCAATGAGGTACTTTAGGAGCAGACTGTCCGCCTCCGACTGCGCTTCGGCGATGATGCGCGCCCGCTCAACCTGCCCGATGTTCTCGTCGAGAGCTGCCTGCGGGGTGCGCACCAGAAAACGGGCGTGTTCACCGAATGCGCGGATCTCGGCGTCGTCACGAGGCCCGAGGAAAATAGTTTGCTTCGCGTCGTCGCTGAGCCCACCGATCCAGATCGGCTTGCACATATGCAGCGCGTAGCCGAGTTCGACCCACGCCCCACGCGTCTGCGCGTGCGGCACGAGGAAGACGAAGAGGTCGCACGTCTTCACGGCATTCAAGCAAGCGATGCGTGCGCGACGTTGTTGAAAGGCAGAAAGGCCAGCGTTAGCGACGCCACCGTTCGCCTCAATGTCCGCCAACCAGTCGTAGGTGAGCGCGCACGACGGCTCCGCTTTGAGCGCGTCCATCACGGCGCGGCATCGCACACGCTCCTGGCTCGAGCCTGCGACGTAGACCTCCGGGACCTCGACGATGCGCCCGAAAGCGCTCAGGAGGGCGCGCAGGTCCGTCATTGTGAACCGCTCGTCAGCTCGTCGAGCTGCTCAAACGTCAACGGCAGCGTGACGTCAGTCGCGTTGAAGGCGTAGAAGTCCCCGTCGCGCTGCCGCGGCATGTTTTGCATGTTGAGGTGCGCAGTCGCCGTGCAACGCATGACGTCAGCGGTGAACAACGGGAGCTGGCCCGGCAAGCACCGCTGGCACGTACAGCGCGACATCAGTTCCACTCCGTCGAGCCCTCGGAGGTGATCCGAGGAAGCCGCTGGAACTCGTACACGTGAACCGTGCCGTCCGTCGCCGTCGCCGCCACACGGTTGGCGCCCGTGGCGACCGCCGTCGTACCTACAAGCTCGCCGAGCTCCCGGCCAAGCCCGATGAGCTCGACGCACGCGTCGTCGACCAAAAAGGTAAACGTCGCGACTCTAGAAACCTCTGGCGTGACTCCGTCCACGGGAAGGCGGTGGTCGGGGCCAAAAGCGCGCTCGCGCAACGCCGCCTGCAGGCGCATGCACACAGCCTCCTCGAGCGCACCGAGGACGACGAGCGCGGTCTCGAGCCCGTTAGGCTCGTCGTCGAGAGCGTCTGCAAGCGCACCGAGCACGCCGTTCGCCGCACGACAGGCACGCGCGGCGTCTCGCGGGTGCCCCAAGCGACGGATGGTCGCCTCGAGCGCCTCGATCACCGCACGCGGATCATCTTGCGTTTCCTTCTTCGTCATAGCTCCTCCAACTCGTCGAGAAAGCGGCGCACTGCAGCCGCTGCTGACACTTCGCCAGCGAACGTCGCGAGGTCAAGTTCTCCGAAAGCCTCGGCGGCAGCATCGATCCCCAACACCTCGCGCATGACCCGCGCCTTTGCGACGAGGCACGTCGCGAGGAGCACGTCGATCGACTTGTCCACCATGACCCAGGTCACCGTCGTCGGCTTGTCCTGCCCGAGGCGGTAGATGCGCGCCTCGGCCTGGAGGATGTTCGCGGGCACCCAGTCGAGGTCGTGCAGAATGAGGTGGCGCGCCTTGGTGAGCGTGACGCCCTCGCGCAGCGCGCCGAGCGTCGCGACGAGCGCACGCGCGCCCTCCGTCTCTTGGAAGCGCTTCACGTACCAGTCGCGCGTGTCCTGCTTGAACTCGCCCGTGACGGCGTACATGAAGTCGGGAACGCCGGAGAGGCCCTTCACGATCTTGTGCGCGGTCTGCCGCTGCCACGTGAAGACGACGACGCTCTCGCCGCCCTCCAGCATGTCGCTCGCGAGCTTCACCGTGGCGTCGAGCTTCGCCTTCGAGACGATCTTGCGGAGCTTCGTGATCTTCGCGAGTACGTCCTTCACCCCGTCGCCACGCACCAGCGCTTCGATCAAGCGTTCCTGCCCAAGGGCTTCGACGACGTCGGCGTGCTTCGCGCAGCTCGCGTCGTCGAACTCGACGCGGAGCGCCGAGCGCGTGAGCGGAGGCAGCTCGACACCGGCGTCGTCGATAGTCCGTCGGATATAGCGGGTCGTGAGGCGCTCGCGCAGCTCAGGCACACGCGTGGGGCCAGTATCTTGGAGCCCATGCTCGTCGCGAACCGCCCCGCAATAGCGCTCGCGAAACTGCCCGGGGCCGCCCCAGCTCCCGCGTCCGTCGAGCACGGTGAGCGGCCACCAAAGCTCGACAGGCCGGTTAGAGATCGGGGTGCCCGTGAGTGCAATCCTGGCAGGAGCGACACCTGCTACCGTCCCCGCCGCCTTGGAACGACGAGCCCGGCCGTTCTTGATCCAGTGGACCTCGTCCAAGATCGCGACGCTTGGACGACGCACCGCCATGAAAACCTGCCACCAGTGCGCGATGTCGTAGTGGACGAACCACCACGGCGCATGCCAGTCGAAGCCGTCGTACGTCGGGTCGCGCGTGTACGCCGCCGCCATCCCCTCGGGCGTCTTGATCGCGCCGGTCGCGAGGAGCTCGCGGCGCCAAACGTCGCGGGTGTAGCCAGGCGCGATGATCACACGCGCCTGCGTCGAATCGATCTGCGCGGCGAGGGTCTGCGCGGCCACAATGGCGACGCGCGTCTTGCCGAGACCCATCTGGTCGGCGCACAACCCGCCGTTGTTCGCGACGAGGAAGCGCGCGGCCTCGACCTGGTGCGCGTAGAGGGGCTGCTTCGGCGACCAGAGGTGCGACGCGGCAGCGTCGAGGGGCGCCAGCGCGAGGGCCGACCGCCAGCGTCGCCCGTCCCACGTCGGCTCCCAGTCGGCGATGGCGCGCCAAGCGTCTGTCGTCCACGCGTTCCGCGGAACGTCGAGCTGCGTCCACTCGGGGCCTGCGTGGAACTTGACCCCCGGCAGCTCGGCCAGCGCAGCAACGGCACCTTGCGTGTCAAGGTCGAGCGCAGCGTCGGGCGCCCAGCGCACCATCGCCCAGCGAGGGTGCGGGTAGGAGAGCCGCAGAAAGGCTCTCGAAGCGGTGGTCATGGTCAGGCCTGGTGTAGGTGGGTTGGGTTTGGTCCCGTCTCTCCGGGCTGTCACGCCGGCCTCCCGGGGGAGACTTCCGCAGCGACGTTCTACACGTTCGTGATGCAGACGGTTTCTACCGGGCCATCGGCCCGGTGTCAACACATACGTCGCACACCTCAGTTTTTCGCGAGATGAAGCTGCGGCTTCGGCGTCCCGCCATGGACGAACTCGAGGTCGTAGCCGTGGGCAGCGAGCACTGCACGAGCCGGAGGGGACGTCAGCAGCGCGACGATCGTCGCGTAGTGGAGCACCTCGTCGAGTGACGCCAGCTCAGCGAACGTCTTGGAGGTCGTGACCTGGCCGAGCTTCGAGGTGACCGCGCCGCCACGATTGTGGAGACGGAAGCCCCACGTCGGGTGCTGCGCGCGCACCTGCGGATCGACCGCATCGTTGATCACCTGCCCGAGCTGATCCTGCTGCTGCAAGATCGCCGCGCAGATTCCGCGTGCCTGCTCCTCCGTTAGTGCAGGCGCGAACGCTCTCAAGATCCCCCCGATCATCTGTAGCGCTGCCTCGACAGCCTGCGCTTCTTGCTGCGTGCCTGCGGCAGTCATGCCGACACCGCCGCGACGACTTCGGCAGTCTCCGTCGGTACGACGACGTTCACGACGTCAGGCTTGAGGAACCCGTCCTCCACCAACGCGGTGATCACCGCATCCGTCACTGCGCGGACGAACGCTGGGCGCTCTTGCGCAACAGGTAGCGGACCGAAGCACCGCGCGAGCGCACGCTGCGGTGCCTCCTCGAAGTCGAACAGCGCGTGCGGGAGCATCCCGAAGTTGATCAGGTGTGCGACATGCCCGCTGACCATGTTCGCGACCTCCTCGATCTCTTCCGTCTGGTGCAGACTGAGGACGATGATCCGCCACTCAGGCGTCTGAAAGTCCTCGGGGAGCTGCGTCAACATCAACCGTTCTACGGCAGACGCGTCCTCTTTGAGACGTCGCTCCATTTCGGCAGCACTCGGCTGCTCTTCGTCTTCGTACTCTTCGCTTTCAACCGCTGGGGCGTCAGCAACTACGCCAGCAACTGCCGCGTGCTCCGGCACCTCCTCCGACGGGGGAGCCTCCATGTCGATCGTGCTGTACGCCGCCATGCCGGCCTGCTGCGGTACACCGTCAGGCAATGCCGGCGCGGCCTGCGGAATAGCAAGCGGACGCGGCACAGCCGGCTGCTGGCCCGGCAAGCCCTTGCCCTGCATGTACGCCTCGGTCATCCCGACGACGCCGCCCATCGTCTCGCGGACCATCGGGAGCCACCACGGCTCGTCCCCGCCGGAGCTCGCGAAGGCTTCGATGAGCTGCGCCATCATCGCGACGCTGTTCAGGTTGTTCTCGACCATGGAGTTGAACAGTTCGGCCTGCGCCTTGGGGCTCTTCGCGTCCATCATGTTCTGCGCCATCGGCAAGACCACGGGCAGCAAGCTCTTGACCAAGTCCATCGTCGTATCGGGCTTGTTCGCCTGCGACAACGTGGCCTGCATGAGCGACTGCAGCCCTGCCTGCTGTACCTCGAGCGACTTACTCGAAGACGACTCACGCGCGGTGATCATCGTCGCGAACACAGGGGCGAACGGCGCAAGTGCAGCGATGAGATCGCTCGGGCCAGTGGCTTCCTTCGGCTTTGACAACGACTCCATGCGCGCCTCGAGCGCCTTGAGCTCCATCGAGTGCCGCTCTTCCCGCGCACGCTCTCGCTCGCTCTTGGCTTCGTGCGCCATGCGATCGAGCCGCTCCATGAGCGCTGCGTTCTGCGCTTCGAGCTTGGCGATCTGCGTCTTCGCTTCAAGCTCAGCCTTCTCGAGCTGGCGCATCGCGAGTGTGTCCGACGCGACCGTCGCTCCAGGTGCCGGGTTGTCCCCGCTGCCAACGCGGTAACGCGGCCCAATGTAGCCGCCTCGCTGCGACGGATGCACCCCGTTGAGCCACGCAGGCGGCGGCGGTCCGTACGGTCCTTGTGGCTGCTGCTGCCCGTAGTACGGTCCGCTCGGGACCTGCGGGTGGTAGGGATTCTGACTCATCGGCTGCTGCTCCATTCCAGCTTGTGGGTAAGCCGGGTTCGTCGCGATCTGCCGCGTCGGGTCCATGTGCGCGGGGTTTCCAAGGAAGCGCGGCGGTCGCGGCAGACCTTCAACGCCTACGTGGAACGGTTGCACGATGTACTTGCTCTTGTCCTGCGGGTTTCGACACTCCACGCGGAACCGACCACCGCCAGCGTTTGTCCGCAGCCACCCGTCGATCCCGAGCAGCTCTTCGAGCGTCATCAGCACGTCGCTATAGACCGTCGCGATCTGCCCCTTCTCGTTACGCCGCGTGATCTTGAGGCTGACCTTGTCGTAGTTCGCCATCGCATCGCGCAGGTCCGCGATCGGCATCTCCTCGAGCGTGGCAGGCTTACCCTTCGGCATTCGTCGGCTCCTCTTCTTTCTGTAGCGTGTGGTCACAGATCAGCTCCGCTTCGACTTCGTACGCCGGGTTGCCGCCGGTCACCTTCGACCAGATCGCCCCGAGCGCCATCGCCGCGACAGCTCCTTCGATGTACCGCGACCAAGGGGCCTCGCTGACACTGAACGGCCAGAACCAGTGCGCGGAGACGAGACCAAGCCAGAAGCCCGAGCAGGCCGCGCAGTAGATGAGCAACGTCGGCCAAGACCCGCGGCGAGCGAACCACACACGTGGACGCATCACGAGCGCGCTCTCGGTCACGAAGTAGATGGCGCCGAGCGTGACCGCGCCCCAACGAAGCAGCAGAACGAGATCGTTCACTTGACCCGGGCCTCCGGCCCACGGTACTGATGTCCCACCAACGACGCCGATGCTTCGACATCGACATCTACGGGGGGCGCCGACGCAGGTCGAGCGCCTTTCGTTTGGCACACCATCAGTCGTCTGTTGACTGGCGAACGAGCGACAGCTTGCCCCGCGACGGGCGAAACTGATCGCAGGACTTGTGCATCGTCCCGGTCAGGCACTGCTCCTCGGCACCGTTGCCGCTCGAGTGCGCTCCGCAGAGCCCCAGCTCGTTGAGCGGGGAGACGAGGTGCCGGGTCTGCCAGTTCTCCTCCCGCACGAGGCGCTCGACGAACCGCTGCGCCTTCATCTGCGCCTGGCCATGGCTGTGCTCGAAGTACCGGCACTGGCCGCACGTGGTGAACGTCTCGGTCAGCATCTCGCGCTCGAGGGGGTCCATGTCGTCGGGGTGGACGACCGGCGACGAGCTGCGGGTCGCAGTCCCGTCAGCGCCGCGCCAGATGGTCGGGACGTTGTACGAGGTCAGGTCGTCCTCGCTCATGTCGCGCTCCAGGCGTCACACTGGTCGGTAGCGAAGCGCAGCTCCTTGTGGCGCCCGCAGAGCCCCAGGCGCCTCCAGTCGAGGTCCATCATCTGGGGGGAGACGTCGCTCGTGTCGTCGACTGTTTCGCCAGGGTCGAGTCCCAGGAGCTCCTCTTGAAGCGCTGCGGCCTGCTCATACTCGCCAGCCTGTTGCGCGGCGAGCATCTTCGTCTCGAGCTCCAGGTACGCAGGATCGAACGTCACCTGCCGCTGACGGGACATCTGCCAGGGCTGGAGGTGCGTCGCTGCGGTGGCGAACGCCGGCTGAGAAGCCATCGCTCGCTGGCCCGCCTCGAGGTTCCAGCGCACGCACGAGTCGCAGGACGGGTTCTGTAGGACGGTCAGGCCGCCAGACAGCGCTGGGGTTGCCTCCATGTCCGCGACCGGCAGCGGACCCGTCAGGCGCCGCAGATGACCCAGGATGACCCACCCGGCCCCCCCGACGACCAACAGCGTGATGAAAGCCGCCACGAGAGCGGAGATCAGGATCGTAGCCGGGTCCATGCGTCTACTCCGAGTAGATTCGTGAGGCAGAAAACGCCGACTACGCCACTGGAGTCGACTCCGAGTAGATATCCGAATCTACTCCGAGTAGCAAGCAGCGATTCTCTTCAGGACCCCCCGACGTCCCCCGACGTCCCCCAGACGCAGCTCAGCGCTGGGGTGGAGGCGGCAGTGGCATCGAGCGGCGAGGGGTATACCGAGCGTCCTGGTTCCCAGAGACCTCAGTGGTGGTCCTGCACGTGGTCAGCCGAGGCTGTTAGTGCATTACACGCACCGGGGCGCCCGGGTGAACTGGGGGCTCCCCGCCGCAACCCTTCAAAGGGCGTCCCGACGCGAATCGGGACTCTGTCCTGTCGCCCCCAACGCAGCGCTGAGGGTCTGACGGTTGTATGCGCAGGCTACGTGGAGGTCAAGCCTGGTCTTTGCAGGCACGACGTGTGCCAGCAGGAAGGAGTCTTAAACTTACTTCCCTTTCTTTCTTTCTTTCTTAAGAGAGCGCGCAGCGCGCTCTCCAGAGCCCGAAAAAAAAGGGAAGAAAGCCCTCGCCGTCCCGGATTCGGCAGGGATTCTCGTAGGTTGCGTGCGGTACTTTCTTCTCTTTTTGGAAGAGAAATTTCTCAAAGAAAGTACCGGTTTCGCTTACTTTTCGCCCGCCGTCGCGGACTTTTCGACGTTAGGTGTCGCCCTTTGCGGTGTCAACAGTCGGCGTAGAATTGATGGGAATCACGGTGGCGTCGGTGGCGTCGGTGCGCGTGAAGCGTTCGGGTCCGAGCGCAATGTAGCGTTTCGCTGGTCGCCCCCGCGTCTGCGTCTTGACTTCTTCGACGGAGCCTTCGTCGAGGAGTGTGGCGACGACGTCGTCGATCTGGTACTTCGCGGCTTTCAGCACCTTGTAGAGCTGCGTGCGGGGCAGGCCGGTCTGTCCTTTCTGCCGGATCGCCAGGAAGGCTCGGTTGATCATGATCATCGTTTCGCTGACACCGATTTCGGGATCGATGTGCAAGGCGTAGTCGCCCTGGCAGCGTTCGACGAGGTTGACCGCGCAGTCCATGTCCTCGGACCAGACCGTGGTTCGCTTTTGGGACAGCGCGAAGAGAGCGGCGATCTTGTACGCCTGCGTGATCCCGCGGAGTTTCGCCGCCGCCAGTCGATCAGGGCTTTCCAGGCCTTTGCGCGCCTTCTCGAAGAGGCTGTGCTCGAGAATCGCCAGCACCTCTGCGGGGAAGGTGATCCGGTTGTTTCCGCTGATGTTGTACTCGGCGATCTGCCATTGCTGCCAGTCTCGCCACTGCTCGAGGGCGCAGCGCCGCTCGGCGGGGCATGTGTCGGGGAGGAGCTTGAGAGCGGCTGGGTTCGGCGCACCGATGAACCAGAGCATGCGCGAGTACAGACCCGCGTCTGCATGATGCGCTTTTGATACGCGGCGCAGGTTGGAGTGCGTCGTCGCGAACAGCGCGCTGATCTTCGGGTTTCTCAGGACGTCCTGCGCCTTCTGTCCGGCGCGTCGGCGCTCTTGCTCCTTCTTGAGGTGACGCTCGATCTGCCGTCCGTCGGCGATCTGCATGAGCATCTCGGTGATCGGCTGTTTGGTGTCGAGCAGGCGCGTGAGCTCGTCCTGCACGAGCAGCCCGAGAGTATGGTCGGCTTCGTGGTCGTACTTGTCGGTGAGGGTCGCGAACATGCCGGGGAGGGAGCCCTCCGCTTGGACGAACGGCTTGGCGACTTCGAGCGGCTCGAGGTAGGCCGTGTAGAAGTCCGTCAAGCGGTTGATCGAGGTGGTCTTGCCTGCCGCGCTCGGGCCGACGAGGGACACCCACAGGCAGGACTTGTTATCGTCTCCGTCACCGAGTTCGTAGCCACAGCGAGCGGCTTCGGACGCGAAGGCTGTGAGGCCAGCTCCAACGTGCCACCAAGGTGGGGCGTGTGTCGTCTGCGCTGCCCACCAGACGTACGCGTGGAGCACGCCGGTCTGTGGGATGCATGCCCGTTCCTCCACCGAAACACCGTCAATGGGGCCGGGGCGGTAAATGGGATCTGTCATCGCGATCTCCTGTTTGACCGGAGGAGAGCGCCTGAGTAATCTGCGCCACGACTTGCCCTCCCCCTCTTTCGGGTTGGTCTTCGAGCCCCCCGCGTCGAGGCAGGCGCGGGGGGCTCTCCTTTCTACGCGCCCTCTTCGCGGTGAGCAAGAGCTTGACCGCTACCCGGGACAGAACGTAGACCCAGAAGATGGCGAGCCCCGAGATTGCGTTCTGGGAAACGGGCAACCTGGACGAGCACGTCGCGCTGATCCGCCGGCAGTTCAAGAAGAGTCTGCGCGATCCTGAGCTGCGGCAGCTCGCGCTCAAGGTGATCGGGAACAAGCCAGACGACTACGTCGTCGACCGCCGATCAGGGCGCACCGTGCCGATCGCGACCGCCTGGGGGGAGGCGTTCATGCTCCCCCAAGTCCAGACGTGCGGGATGAAAGACGCGGTCTGCGAGTCGCAAGCGCTGTGGGACTTCGCCGTGCTCAACGTGCGCTACGTCCTCGACCCGGACGGCTACGACATGTTCTCGACGGCGAAGTACACCCTCCTGGCCGGGGGCGGTGACTGCGACGACTTCGTCATCTTGCTCGGCGCGCTGCACCGGCTCGTGGGCTTCCAGAGTGTCGTCGCGCGCGTCGTGAGCGCTGGCGGCAAGCACTGGGAGCACGTCTACCTGTTGGTCGGTTTTCCCAAAGCCGGCCCGAAGCAATGGGTCGCGCTCGATCCCACGGTCAAAGGTGCGACGCCGGGGTGGCAGTTTAAAGGCGCGACCCACTACGCTGACTATCAACTCTGAGGTGATCACGTGACGGTAAGTGGACTCGGTGCAGCCGATACTCCTGTGTCGATCGGGGTACGGGTGGTTCAACGCGGCCTGCTCGCAGCGGGTGTTACACCTTCTCCTGGCACGCCAGATAACAGTTGGGGTCCGTTGACCGAGCGGTCGTTGAGCGCATGGCTGACGACAGAGGCTGGGCGTTATCGTCTCAGCGCGTCGAGCATCCGCGACTCCCTTCGTTTGCATCATCTGCCCGGGGCGACCGCGATCACGTTGCCGAATGCCCTGGCCTCGCGCCTGGAGCAGCTCTCGGGGCAGTACAGCGCGTCGAGCTCGCGCGCGCGCCCGTCCTCCTCGACCTCCTCGAGCGTGCCGACGACGGCGCCCGCGGCGGCTTCAGTCGCGCACACTGCGCCGCCTTCGACGCCGACGTGGGTCTGGGTCGGCCTTGGTTTGACGACCGTCGGGCTTGGGTGGTGGATTTGGCGACGCTTTCGCTGAACGCTTGCTCTCGCGACAGGGTACAGGGACAATGAGGCCGCATGCGCGCGTACCATCCGCCAAGACGACGTCCTTTTCCGACAGTTCCGACCGCGGTCGCGAAGCTGCCGATCAACTTGCAGCGCACGGCGCTCTACCCGGGACGCCCGCGTGTTGTCGGTAACGCGGTCGAGGCCTGGCAGCACTACATGGCCGGGCAGCCGCAGCCGACACTGCTGCCACAGGGCTTCGCGCTGTCGAAGTGGAAGACGACCCCGTCAGGTCGGCGCCGCTGGTGGCTCGCAGGTCCCATGAGCTACATGGCGGTCAGTAACGAGTACTACCAGAAGAGCGGCGTGCCCACCCGCATCGCGACGCGCCTCATCCAGGGACACCATCACCCTGCCTATTTCCCGCAGACGGCTGCGGGTCTTCGGTACGGGGGCGCGCAGATGCCTGTGCCGGTTGGTCCGGCCGAGCCTGTCCTCATGCGTGCGATGCCGCGTCGTTTGACGGCTGACTTGCTGGCCGGGCAGACGCATATTCCGGCGCCGTTCCCTCGCCCTGGTGCGTTCATCGAGACGGTCCAGGCGCGTTCGGCGCGTGCGGTCAAGCGCAAGATCGATCGTCGCAATGCTGCCGAAGCAGGCGCGCGTGCTGCAGTCGCGGCGCGGCAAGGAGTCGCGCGATAATGAACGGAGTACGCTGATGTTCCGCTGGTACGAGTACAGGTTTGACGTCACGCGTGTGGCCGCAGAGCGCAGGCTCGAAGCCGCGGTTTGGGACGCCATGAGTGACGTTAGCGACGTGCTCGAGTTAGAGCTCGAAGTCGACGCGCGGAAGAGCACGCCGTACATGTTGCGCTGGTACGCTGTCGGTGGGGATCGCGACGGGGACGATAACTGGTTTCCTAGTAATCGTGCGGTCAAGCGGGTCCTCGACGCGAAGCTCAAGCCCCTGGAGTCGTCGCTCAGCTCGGGAACTGCCTGAAATGAGATACCTTCGACAGCCCCCGCTGCGCGTCTCGTGGCTCAACCCGTACCAGCACACGACACAGCAGGTCCCGCAGAACCTTCTACGTCCGACCTGGAAAGGCTACGGCACGATGAACGGTCTCGGTGATTGCGCTGGCGCGTGGCATTCGGGGCAGGCGAACTGTGGTTGCACGACCTGCGGTGGGCCCAACGTGATGACGAACGCTCTGGCCGGGCTTGGCGCACGCCAGCTCTCACGCGCGACGCTGGGCTCGTACTCGATGACCGAGATCACCGAGCGGGTTCCGTCGTGGCTGCTCACCGTCTACAGTCTCGCGTCTCTCGCTGGTGGAGCTGCGGGGGCGTACCACGGCTACAAGCGACACGATTCGGTGTGGGCTGGCATCGGCTGGTTCTTCCTCGGGTCTTGGTTCTGGCCTATTTCGATCCCTGTCGCGTTCGCCCAGGGTTTCGGCACGAGGAAGTGAAGAAGCTGGGGCGCGTGCCCCGAAGAGGAGCATGAGATGGAGATCTTTCGGCCTTTCCGCCCGCAGACCCCGTACGCGCCGGGCTACGGTGAGTACCCCACGACCCCTGGCAACTACATGAACGGGCTCGGCGACATCGTCTTCGAGCCTGGCCGCAACTATGGCGCCTGGGGTTACCAGGCCGGCGGCGGTCAGCACACGCCTCGAGGAAACTGGGGCTACGGCATCTACGGGCTCGGGACGACGGCGATGCCGGCGGCTATCGAAACGATGACAACGCCAGCGAAGCTCGGCCTCGGGCTCGCGGTCGGCGCCGCGCTCGGCGTCGGAGCGGGCTTCCTTCTCTGGGGGCGCTGAGATGTACGGAGCCGCACTGCCCGCGGGCAACTACCTCGGCTCGCTCGGGCGCTACGGCGGGCGTGGTGCGCCATCTTCGCAGGGAGCTGCGATGCGTGGTCTGGCGAAAGCACACGCGCTCGGTGGCACGGGGCTGCGCGGTCTTGGGAACGTCGACTTCTGCGATTCAGGATGGAGCGCGTTCGGTGCCATCCTTGGTGCTGCGGGCGGCGTGATTACTGGAGCCGCCGGAACGGGCGAGGATCGCGATGCAGGTGTGGCGGCGGCTGGCACTGGCATGTCGACGCTGTCTTCGGTGTGGGGAACGCAGTGTACGAACCAGGCCGCCGCAGCCGGCGTTGAAGCGCAACGCGAGTTTGATCAGCAGCTCGCCCAGCAACGTCTCAACAACGAGATGGCGATTGCGCAGGCGCGCATGCAGAACGAGATGGCGCTGGCCTCGCGTCAGCAGCAGGGTGGCAGTGCCATCGCGGGGCTGGACAACCAGACGCTGCTGATCGGTGCAGGTGTCGTCGGTGCGGTCATTCTTGGAGCGCTCCTTCTGAGGCGTTGATGCCGCTCTATCGGCCACAACTTGCTGGTCTCGCGCGTCGTGGTCTTGGTGCGGCGTACTTGCCGACGGCTGCCACGCTCACCCTTCCCGAGGGCGTGAGCCATGAGGATCTGTCTCGGCAGAGGTTGACGGCGCCAGAGCGGGAAGCAGTGGCTGCGCAAGCGCAAGCCGCGTTTGAGCCGCACCTTGTGGCGGCGCGCGAACGGTCCGCCATGTTTGGCTGGGATCGGAGCTGGGCGAAGGACGCTCGGTGGACGGATGCGCGGCTCTGCTTGGGGCGCGAAGAAATTGTACCGTGGACGCCTGCCTGCGGTGGATCGCCCATCTGTGAGTGGGGGCTCTACAACGTCCAGGTGCCCTGTACCCACGCGATGTGGGCGCGGGTCATGTTTCAGGAGACGCGCTACATCTGGGCGCAGGAGCAGCTCGCGGCGCATCTCGCGAACAAGCCGCCCGAGCTGTCGGCGCAGTACGCGCGCCAGTGGGTGCAGTGGACACGTGAGGTGTTCCGTCTCGTGACGCTCGCGCGGTGGAGCACGAACATCTCGAACGACTACTACCCGTATGGTGAGCGGACACGCGCGAAGATGTCCGAGATCATTGGGTCGCTCCACCCGAGCTTTCGTACGCCTGCGAAGGTTCATCCGTCAGACGTAGGTGTCGCGAAGAATCGGTACACGCTCTCGCTCTGGATGCCGCGAGACTACAACGTGGTGCGTCGTGCGTACGGGTGGGCTGCAGGTGGCGAGCAGGTGCCGCAACATTCGGCAGCGTTTGATCCCGTGCGCAAGTTTCAGGACGTGGGGCACGGGAGAGCCGTGCCAGTTGGGGCCACGAGTCCCGCGCGTAGTCCGTTCCCGCACAGCACGATAGCAAGCTGGCCTTGGCGGTGGATTCCGCGCTACCCGGGATCAGACCCTGTCGCACAGATGGTCGCCTGGTTCGAGGTAACGCTTGGCAGCAGCACGTACTGGTACAGTGATTCGTCGGCGTTGATCGAGTACGTGACCCGTGATTGCGGGTTCGACATTCGTGCCGGGCACATTTGCGTGAAGCAGACTCAGGCCCCCTTCCACTGGGGGACGGCGCGGTCGACGATCGCCATTGCCACGGCGATGGCTGAAGACATCGTTGCCCAACCATACGCGCAGGTGGCTGCGGCAGGGCTGTCGCAGTGGTTGACGCGCTACGAAGAGCTGCCTCCTGAGTTACAGGTGTTCGGAGGAGATCTTCTGGCGCCGATTCGGGAAACAGTACACGAGCTCTTGCGGGCGAGCGCTCACGGCGCGAGTGCGATTTTAGCACTAGGCGGGGCAGCGTCTGCAGGGTTCACGACGGCAGTTGCCGCTGTGCTGAGCGGTATCGTAGAGCTGCTCATCCTCTTCAAGGCTGCGGCAATCGGTGGTGGCGTTCTCGAGGAGGCCTGCCTTTCTGCTCCCGTGATTCGGTCGATTCCACTACCCGATCTCGAAGGGCTGTCCGCGTGCGACTTCGACACACGACAGGGGTCAGGGGACGTCGAGCAGTTTGAGCGGCTCGTGCGCCGCGTTGATGCTGTTCGACGTGAAGCTGCCGCAGGTCTGCCCGTCGCGGCCTGGCTCGAGGCGTCACGCAACGCAGAACGTGGCAACGTGGCCGAGCTCTTGGTCCCGCCCTTTGAGTTACCTCCTCCAGGCGGTGAGCCGACGTTCCCGTGGCTTGGTCTCGGGGTCGCAGGTGCGGTACTTGTCGGTGGCGTACTTTTGTTGCGGGGAGAAGGATGACGATAATCTCAGTGCGCCCGGGTCTCGGACAGGCAGGCCAGTTCTCGCCCGCGTTTCTGTCGGCAATGTCGCAGCGTGCGCTTCCGCTTGCGCTCACGTCTGGTGCGGCTGGCGGTGCGGCTGGCGGTGCGGTGAGCGGGCCTAGCGAGGTGTGCTTGTGCAAGGCCGAAGCGACGCTCTCTGCTCTTGGCGGGAGTGACCCGGTGCTGCTCAACCAGCTCGCCGCGGTCTGTGCGACGAACGAAGCGGCGTTCGACGAGACAGCGTCTGCGGCAGGTGTGGACCTGGCAGCGTGCAAACCGTGGTATATGCGAAAGACGACGTGGATCGTGGGCGGCTTGGCTGCTGCAGCGGGCGTCGTCTTGTGGATGCGCAAATGACGAGCTTGGCAGATGTACTGCGTGCGCGAGGTGTCGCTCGAGGGCTGGGGATCGCTCCAGGCGGGTTCGACCGGGGCAGCACGATCCTGTCGCATTCACGGGGACTCGGTAGCGGTATCCTCGCACCGCCGCCTCCAGGTCCTGGCCCGATGATCGGCCTGCAGGCGCCGACGCTCAGCCCGTTGGTGGCCCAGACGGTCAACAGTGCGGTGATGCCGGCGACGCTGCAGCCAGCGCCGATGATTCAGACGAGCATTGTGCCTCCCGGTGCATCTGCGCCGCGGGATTGGACGCCCCCCGAGCTGCCCGTGTACAACGCGGGCGCTCCTGCGGCAGAAGTTCATGTAGGGGACGCGCGCCGCAGTCAGTCCCCGACTGTTGCGGATGATGCCTCGACGCCGCCTCCTCCTGTGCGTGAGGAGTTTCTGTCTGACACGGCACTCGTGCAGGGGGGCGGAGTTTCTTTTCGGCTGCCATTTGGCTGGCCATGGTGGATTTGGGCTACGATTGGCGTGGGCGGCGCGATTGGCGTCTACGCGTTGACGAGGCGCTGACAGACAGCGTGAACCGAAGAGGAGAGCAGCATGGCTCGTAGAAAGTCGCGCAAGTGCAGGTTCGGCAAGGTGAAGACAGGTCCGCGCAAGGGGCGGTGCCGTAAGCGGAAGCTCAGCGGCGCAGCAGCTCGTAGGGGCAAGAAGCGGCGCAGCAAGAAGGACATCACGTTGTCGAGTGGCAAGTGCCGCTGGGGCAAGGTCAGTCAGGGTCCGCGCAAGGGCAAGTGCCTCAAGAACAAGCGCTGTCGTCCTCTGAAGCGTCGTCGTCGTAGGTAGGACGCGGTGTCGGCGCAGCGTGAGGTCCGCGTCGTTCAGGCGCTTCTGGGCGAGTTGTGGGCGTACTTCTCGAGCCTGCGGCGCGGTGAGCTCACTGCAGCGCCGTCGATCTTGACGGCATTCCAGCAGGACTACAACGCGTACCGCGGCTCGCTTGCGGACTACGTACGCAGCGCTGGTGCGTCGATCGATGTCCCTCCTGCACTCGGCATCGACGGTGTGTGGGGTCGTCATACACGTGGCGCGGCCATGGCCGTGATCCGCATTAGTGGCCCGACGGCGTGGGCCCACGTTCCTGCTCCACCTCGTGTGAGCGAACAGCTCGGCGCCTGGTGGTGGACCCATCTTGCGGGGACGGTTCCTGCGGGGATGCCCCCGTGGGATGCCGTCAACGCGACGGTGAATCAGGGCGCGAATGCTGGGACGGTGCTGAGTCAGTGGGCGTTTGGGTACGTCGAGGGTATCGGCGGTGCGCAGACTACGAGTGCGCCGGTCGGTTCAGGTGGCCTGCTGTCCCCTGAAGCCATGCGCGGCATGCTCCAATCTGGTCCAGCGTCGCGGGTGGCGGCGCTGCTGACGCAGATGAGTCCTGGCGAGCGTGCGGCGATGGTTGGTTCGGGAGCAGATTTTCCCGGGGGAAGTTCGCCGACGACGCTCGATCCATTGTTCATCGCGGGACGCCCACCGCGTGCAGATCGCCCGGCCTGGCCCTACTACGTGATCGGTGCAGGCGTTCTAGCGCTTGGCGGCGCGCTCACGTTCAACGCCTGGAGACGTAGTCGGTGAACCACATGCGACAGAGCCTGGGCGCGATCACGCCTGATCAACTGGCACAGTCGAACCAGATGGTCGAGGAGCTGAACCGCCGGCTGGCACACCAGTTCGGCATTCTGCGCCAGGCTGAGACCGCGGGCTTCGACGGGGACCTCCTCGCAGAGCTGCGTGCGACGCATGCGCGGCTCTTCGCGCAGCTCCAATCCCTCACTGACACGATCCCGTCGCTTTCGACGAGTGCGTTCGACGAGTGGATTACACGTGCCACCGGGTTTGAAAGCTCGCTCTCGGCCTTCGAGGCGCAAACACGTGCCCGTCTACCTGGAGCGGCGCCGACAGGCATCATCGCTGCGTCAACCATCGGGGCACTCGTCTTGGCTGGTGGCATCGCTGCTCTCATCTGGTACGGGACGAAGCGGTGAGCAAACAGCGCGCGATCAAGGTTGTGACGCTCGGTGAACTCGACCGTGGTACGGACCCGTGTGATTGTGGCACACCGCTCAAAGCGCCCTCGAGCAGGCCAGCGAGGTTGAAGCTAGGCAAGCTGGGGCGTATGGGTAAGAATTGCGTCATCGACGAGGACGACAATGTTGTGCGATGCTTCCGCAGCAAAAAGATTGCGCAAAAGATTGCACGGGGCTTCGGCCCCGGATTCCGGGTAAAAGCCGGATGATGGGGTGGCGGCCCCCGGAACCCTCCGCGCCGTCAGACTGAACAGTTTTTCCCGCTCGAGGTACAGAGGAGATAGAGATGGCACGTCGTCGTAACAGCAAGGGTCAGTTCGTGAAGGGTGGCGGCGGAAGTCGTCGTCGGCGTCCGCGTCGTCGTGGCATGGGCAGCATCATCACGGTTCGCCGTGGCATGGGTGCGCTTGACATGCAGGGCGCGTTGCCGGTTCTGATCGGTGGCGGCCTGGCGGCTCTCACGAGCCTTGGGCTGCGTTGGTTCGTCAACCCTGCCGCGGGGCAGACCCAGAACATGCTCGTCAAGTGGGCACCGCTCTTCGGCACTGCCGTCGGCGCGGTTGGGTCCATCGCGCTGTGGTTCATGGGCGGCCAGACTGCGGCAGTGCAGAGTGCGCTCAGCGCGGCCACAGTTGGCGCGTTCGGCGTCGGCACCGACATGGTGCTCAAGGAGAAGCCGACGCTTCTGAGCGTGATCGCGGCAGCAGCTCCGGCGGCGAACGCGCCAACCGTGGCGGGTTTCGGCGCGATTGTCCCTGAGTACTCCTCGCCCGGCATGGGCGCGATCGCGATGGAGTCGGTGGGCGCGGGCGGACGACGTGCGGGCACGATCGGCAGCTACGGGGAGACCGTCTCGCTCAGCGGTGTGAACACCGGCGCCTTCGGGACGCCTGGCTTCCAGGCCTGAGTCGAGCTCCACAGGAGAAAGCTAAATGCTCAATCAAATCACAACGATGCGCCTGCCTGATGGAAGCGAAGTTGCGTTTGTCGATTGGCAGGACAAACCGTTATTTTCGACGGTGGACCTTCTGGGCGGCTTCACCGACGCAGACATCGACGCGTTCACCTACGTCCCTGGTGACACCGTCCCGTCTACGCAGAACGGCACGCTTCCGCGTACCAGCACTGAGCGCGACACCAACGCGTCCACACCGGGCGGGATGGCGAGCACCGAAGAGATGCTCGTGTACGCGATCAAGCCCTACTACGTGGAGACACGTACGGCTGACGCGACGCCCACGAGCTTCCAGTCGGTCAACTTCCAGCAAGGCGGCCAGCCTGTCCCGAGTGTCTCGAGGCTCGCGGTCTTGTTCGACTTCATGGTGCTGCGTCTCATCGTAAGCCAGAAGACCGAGCAGGAAGGCGGCCTCGCGTACTTCAACACGGGCTTTGGTCCGTTTGCAGGCGCTGGGCAGGACGCGAGCGCTACTGCGACGATTCCTCGAGGCGGCGCAGGGTTGCCGACGCAGGAGGCGGTTCGCTCGTACGTGATCCCGGTCCACATCGGCGGCCAGGAGAAGTACCGCGTGCAGCTCGCCAACGACGCGGGGGCCACCGTGACCTTCGGTCTCGACGAGGCGACGCCGCCTGTCGCGGACAACCAGTTGGTCATGCAGGTGAAGATCTACCTCGACGGCCTCTACAAGCGTCCGGTGAGCTGAGGCGTAGGAGAAGACCATGGCACAACTCTGGAAAATCAGACTTCCTGACGGGCGCGTTCTCACCCCCGGTGACTGGACCAGCTCGGAGCCGCTCTACTCCACCGTGGAGATCGGCGCGGGACCGTTCCCTGTCCTCACGGCGTTCAGCTACGGCATCGGTGGGGGTGCGGTTCCCGGTTCGCCGGGCCCGCGTCGCTCGACGCTCGCTGATACGAACCTGCAGGGCGAGGGCGCGCGTCTTCCTGAAAACGAAGAGCTCATCGCGTACTCGCTCAACATCGAAGCGTTCCTCATCGGGCCCGATGCGGCGAACAACGAGCTGCCGCCGGTTGACCCGCCGGACGCGAACCTCGTCGACATGCTGCGGCTGCAGCGCGACCTCTTGGTCATCACGAGGATCGCGTTCGTCAAGGAGTACACTCGAGCGCCTCTCAGCATGTTCCCTGCGTCGACTGGTGTGGTGCAGTACAACTCCGCGGCGCGGACGCAGGTCAGCGCCGGGGTCGGCGGCTACGTCGCGTCGAACAACGGTGGTGCGAGCGTCTGTGACGGTCGTCAGTTCGCGTCACCGCTGTACATCGCGGGTGGCGAGAGCTTGGCGGTCGACATTAGGCCGGGACCTGGCTCCGTCACTAACCTGGGTGGGGTGACCACAGGACTGCCTGCAGACAGTCGCTACCGTCTGCGGCTCTACTTCGAGGGCTACCGTCGCCGTCCGGTGGCGTGAGGAGCACACGACATGGCTATCAAAAAAGTGCATCTTCCTGATGGAAGCGAAGTGGTCATCGATGAGTGGCTCCACTGGCCGCAATTTTCGACGATCGAGTTCGGTGCGGGGATCCCGCTCCACCTTCGCGCATTCACCTACGTCCAGGGACAGAACATCCCCCAGCAGGGTGTGATCCCCGGCGGACCGCGGATCGCGAACGAGGTGGACACCAACCAGGTGAGCCGCACGCGGATGAACCACGACGAGGCCTACCTCGCGTACTCCATCACGTACGAGAACTTCGCGCTCTCGGACGACACGATCCCGGATGCGTCGCCTGGCGGTATTCTGGTTGCGCCGGCACCTGTGCTCAGCAGCCAGAACTTGCGTCGTCTGGATCGCGACGTGGTGGTGTCCCTCATCATCGGCGCAGGTATCCGCAAGCCGCAGTTCTCTGCTCCCTTCTCGTGGATCGGGCAGAGCGCGGGTGCGCCGGCCTGGACGTCGGGTGACGCGGTCGCGGCGGGTGTCAACTTCAACTACGGCACGGGAGGAGACATCACCGCGAAGAACCAGCGGCGGTGGAACTTGCCGATCTTCATCCAGTCGGATCGCGTGATGTTCTTGCGCGTTCGGTCGGAGCAGGGCGCTATCCTGGGGCTCTCTCAGGCAGTGCGGCAGCGCTGGTACTTGGACGGGCTCAAGCGGCGTCCGGTCGCCTGATCGGGGCCGAATGAATGGCGACGCGCCCCTTGGGTCCTCGAGACTCGAGGGGCGTTCGTCTGTGAGGAGGTGAGCGTGCCCACTCTCGGAGAGATCGATCGAATCGCGGAAGGCGATTGGGTCACGGGGTTCGGTCCTGGTCGTCCGTACGACCACGGGCTCACCGAGTTCGCGTTCGTCTTCTCGATTGCCGCGGTGCGCGGTCTTCGTCCAGGCACGGCGGGACAGGTTCCTGGCCGCATCGTGCAAGAGCTGGAGCTGCGCGGCCTGGGAAGCGTGGCCACGGGGTGGGCGGCAGGTGGGCGCGTCTGGGGGCGGATGACGTTCAGCTCGACCGACTCTTTGATCGCGAACACGGCGCAACGACGGCAGCGCTTGATCGACGGGCTCACGGCTGCCGCGCGTTCTCTTGGCCCCAACGTCCGCTTCGAGGTCGAGGGCTACGGAACGCTCCCACCGCAGTCGCAGGTCATGGAGCTGCCCGAGGTCCAGATCGTCGGTGATGATGGTAGCGGGGCAGCGAACGGCGCTGCGTCGTTCTGGCGGGCAGCAAACCCTGCAGCCTGGCTCGTGGTCGGCGTTCCCGTGGCCGTGCTCGGAGTGCTAGTCTGGCGGGCCCGCTACAGGTAAGGTGACGACGTGGAGCGCTACCCCGACATCCAGTATCCAGGCAACGTCTCAGGTATCCTCTATGAGCCGCGGGCGATCTGGAGCATCGATCAGGTCGACACAGCGACGCAGCCCAACGGGCGCGTGACCTTCCCGCGTAACGATTTCAAGAACGCGAGCAAATATCCGATCATCCTGACGAAGCTGCTCCTCGCCCCGGTCAACTACCTCTACCGGGAGACGCAGAACGGGGCACCGATCGACCCGACGACGTATCACGCTGGTGGAGCTCCCGCGGTCAACTTCAGCCGCATCCTCATCGATGCGCCGCAGCGTCAGAACTACTCGCGGCAGACCCTGTTCGGGCCAAGCTGGCCGGGACAGCCGACGTGGGAGCCGCAGATGCGCGGCGTCGATCTCGACGGTACGGGTGTCGAGGTCCAGTACCCAAGCTCGCTCTGGGGCGTGACCCGCTGGGACTTTGATCATCCGATGATCATCCCGAAGCTCGGCACGCTCGAGCTGCAGCTCTCCCCGTTCAACGTCACGACCGTTCCTGTTGATCCACTAAATCTCCGCCAGGTCGACTTCACTGTGATCGTGAACGAGGGTCCGCCAGCGGGTAGTGCGGCACCTGGTCGGTTCGGCAATTTCCCTGGGAACGCGCGAACGCATCCGCGATCTATCCTCCGTTACGCGGACGGGTTCAGCCCGCTGCGGACGAGCGGCCAGGGTGGGGTCGGTGGGCTGCAGAGCCAGCAGCGGCAGATCGCCGATCCTTTTGGCTTGAACACGTATGGTGTACCGGCGGCAGTGCTCTCGACGATTCAGTGGCCGAGTGATCAGCAGCTCAGCGCGCGTGAGTACGACGCACAGAATGCAACGGAGGCCGGGTCCACGCCGGTCGAAGGCTTCGGCGTACAGATTGATCAGATCGACTACGACGACGTCACGATCAACCAGTTCGGCCCGAGTGCTGCGGGGAGCCCTGTCTCACCGCTGTCCCTGCGCGTCGCGTCACGTGCGCGTACGCGGAACGGGGGCACCGGTGAGTGGTGGTGGAGGCCAGGCGCACCGCTTGCGCTCGTCTGTCCGACGCTCACGCCTGCGCTCGTCTACAAGCTGCCCAAGCCGATCACGTTGGCGCCGGGCGACACGCTCGACGTGGAGCTCGAGGTGCAGCGACCGATCACGATCGGCATCAACACCATCGCGCAGAGCTACAACGTGGGCATTTCCTTTACCGGCTACGCCGCCATCGAGGGCTGAGATGACCGAGCATTACAAGGAACATTTCCACCGGAACATCGACTACCTCGTCGCGCTCGCGAGCAAGAACGTGCGCGAAGGCATCATCGAAGAGCCGCGCGCGTTCTACGACACGTTCACCTTGCAGGCGGATCAGGTCGAGACCGTCAGTCACCCCGACGTCTTCATCAACGGCGAGCAGTTTCCAATCGTCTTGACGCAGCTCTCGGCGGCGATTCGGCCAACCTTCGCGACGCAGCCGCCTAACCCTACGCTCGACGAGCGCTTCATTCAGCGCATGGGCCTGCGGCTGAGCTTTCACGACCAGTACTACCAGTCGCGCGACTTCGTCGCGGTGCCTCTGTGGCTCAACAAGGTCGTGGCGGCGGCAGACCTGGTCACGCAGGGGTCGTCGGCCTGGACGTTCGAGCGGCCGTTCGTCCTGAGCGCGCGTGACAGTCTGCGGGTCGAGGTGGCGCTCGAGTCAGCGCCGGCCGCGAACAACACTCGACGCGTGACGGTTTCGGCGATGGGCACCGGGATGCTCTCGAAGCGACCCTACTTCTTGAGCAGCTCGCTGGAGCTCGACTCGGTGGTGCCGCGCATCATGCCGACCCAGGGTTTCCGCAACGATGGTGCAGAGCCGATCGCGATCACCGACATGGCTATCCATTGCGGTGGCGAGAGTCAGGCGCCTGTCGGCCAAGGCGACATCCGCCAGCTTCGCTTGAACGTCCGCCAGATCGGCAACGGCACGCAGGCCGAGTGGCTGCAAGGTCCAACCGTTCCTGTCCCTCTCGCGCAGATGCCGGCTGTTCTCGCCGGGTACACGTCAGGCCGCGCGATCGTCCATCGGTTCCCGGGCAAGGGGCTGCTCTGGGAGCCCGGGGAAGGGATCACAATCGACGCGGTCGCTCTCGATCCAACCGTTGTCGGGTTCGAGCTCGCGGTCAGTCTCAGCGGCTACATTTCGGTGGTCTGATGGCGAAGAAGCCGCACGTCTACGTTCTGTACCCGTCGCCCGACGGCTACGACGTCGCCAAGTACGACCCGGACGACTACACCAAGCGAGACTCGCCGATCGTCGGGCACTACGTCCCGCTCCGACACTCCGACATCTCGGGCGATATTTACTCGTGGACGCAGTCGGGCTGGCTCGGGGACGAGGAGATTCCGGTGCCCATCGGTAGCGTCATCGTCGTCAAGAAGCGGATGGGCACCCCCGCAGTCATCGTGCTCTACAGCGCGTGGCCAGTGCTCCTGACGGGCTCGCTGCCGGGTGACGCTGCCCTCCACCGCTTCGAGGAGCCGTGATGCTTGTAGAAGTCGACATGGACCGCATGGGCTCGCTGGTGCTGACGCCGGTCAGCAAGAAGGTGCGCGCGCAGATGCGCAAGCACAACAAGGAGTGGCAGGGACACGCCGACGACACGGTCTACATCCAAGAAGGAATGGGCGTCGACGAGTTCCTCGAGTACGTTTCGGCTGCGAAGCGTCGCGACGTCGAGGAGGGCTGGACGGTGCGGATCCAGATGGACCCATGGGTGTTCGGGCACCTGGTCGGCCACGACTTCCACGAGGTAATCAACCCATGATGCGCCCCACCGACATTCGACGAGTTCCGTTGACGCAGGAAGCTAACGTCATCTTGCCGAAGAGCACCGAGCCGCTGCTTCGGCGGGTTCACGTCCTGATTCCTGGGGGCGCTCCCACAGTGCTGGCCGGCGAGTGCGTCTTGCCCTACGAGATCGGACTTAACCGGACGTACAAGCTCGCGCCGCTTCCGCCCGGCACCACGATCAAGTTCACGCTCGGGCCCGAGCAGTGGCTCATCGCAGCCGTCAACGTCGGCCAGCAAGCGATCACCTTGATCATCGAGTACCTGCCGTTGCCTGCGGGCTACACCACGCAGCGCATGTTGCCGCCGAAGCTCGAGACGCCGACGAAGGCCTCGCCGACACGGGAGATGCACCCATGACGCGCGCGGGGTTCGGCTACGTTGATCCTGCTCGGTACGTCGGCGTCATTCAGCCGGCGGTGGTGCTGCGAAAGATGCACCAGCTCAACCGACAGAACACGCAGCTCGCGACGCTCATTGGGCCGAAGGAGACCGGGCCTCTCGCTGAGCGGTTCGGGCGCGAGTTCATCGCAGAATGGAACACGTACTTCGCGGAATGGCGCAGCTTCTTTGCGGAGCACCAGGGCTGGCTCGACCGCTTCTCCTCCGACACGGTAGAGATGCTCGCGGACATGATTGCGCGGTCTAACCGTTTCGATGAACGCTTGCGCGAGGCCGGCATTGACCCCGGAACCCTGACGCGAGAAGAAGCAGAAGCAGAGTCCGCTGAAGAGGAGCCTGGACTGCCCACCTGGGCCTGGTGGCTCATTGGGATCGGGGTCGTTGGGGTTGGCGCCTACGCTCTCTACACGCTCAGTCGCGTCATGCGCGAGGGCCGGCTCATCGGTGAGACTGCGGCAGGCACTGCTGGCCTCGGGGGGCCCACGCGTGTGCGTGACCTCGACGGTCCGAGCACCTACAACCTGGAGATCGAAGGCTGATGGACCGTCCTCCGCATCTACGCTCTGTTCCACGAGAGGACGTCGAAGAGATCGACGCTCCTCCTGCGATCCAGATGGGCGCGGTCGAGCCCGAAGCTGGTCTGCCTGAGCGGGTGGCACCTGTTATCGGCCTGGGCAACATGCCGTCGCCCGCCGCTGCGAATATCCTGAACACGCTGACCCCGCACGTTCTCGCGACCAGCGTCACCGCGGGCACCGGTGCCGCAGTCGGCTGGCTCGCGTCCGGCGAGCTCCAAGGAGCTGCTATCGGTGCCGGTGCGCAGCTCACCCTTCTGGGACTCGCGGGGGCCTTGTTCGGCGGTGGCCGGCTTCCGACGTGGCTGCGGGTGACATACGGCGTCGTCGCCTTGGGAGGAGCCGCTACGGCGGGTTATCTTGTCTGGCAGAGGAGGTAGACCATGTCTCTGCTGCTTGCCCAGCTCATCCGTACGACCGCCAAGACCGCGAACGCTGCAGCCCAGGGGTTGCACCATCGGCGCCTACTGCAGCCGTCGTCAAAGAAAGGCGGCGCAGAGAAGCCTGGCTGCACGCCGTGCGAAGCGATGGCGCGTGTCCAGGCCGCGCGCCAGATGACGAAGGCTGATGGCTGACGCGCTCGAGCTGCCGCGCTGCCGTGTCTGTGGCGTACCGCTGATGCCTGACACTGGGGTCGCGTTCAGCGCAGGTCCGCGTACGCTCTTCGTCACGTGCCCTGCGCACGCGAAGCTCGCGTCGGACGGCGCGAAGCTCGCCATGCGTCTCGGCGCCAAGGGGCTCGGGATGCTGCTCGAGGAGAAGGCGCCGCATCTTTACGACATGCTCAAGGACGCGTACCTCGAGCACCAACGGCTCAAGGAGACAGGATGAGCCAGAACAGGCGACCGCAAGACTTCAGGCGTCTCGAGGACGCGCAAGTGACGCAGGTGCGACGAGGCGAAGCGGAGCGTTCGCTCGTCGTCACCGGCTATTCACCTGGAGGTAGCGCGCAGCACGCTCTGCCGACTCCTGGCGACCAGAAGTTTCCGTTCGTCAAGGACGTGCCCGACGTGATGGGCCCGCTCGAGCTGCGCAACGGTGAGGTCGACGATACGGCGACAGTCGTCAACGCGCTGCCACTCGTCACTGACCCGTACCTGGTCCCGCCGGACCCCGGTGCGTACGAGCGCAGTCCGATCATTGACACGCGCGGTATCCGCGTCGTGACGTTGGTGCTCGACTACTTCCCGGGCGACAACGGCCAGTTCGCCGGTCTCGGTGAGCTGAGCCTGATTCTTCAAGAGCGTGTGCAGCCGATCAACCCTACGGGGACAGAGACGGCAGAGTCGCAGTTCAGGACGACAGGCGTGGTCGACCCGACGTTGAACGTGCCCGGCCTCGTGCAGAGCTACGCGATGCAGCGCGTCTACCCACGCGAGCTGCGCCTCGCGCCCAACTTTGTGCCTGGCGGGGCAGCCGTGCCCGTCGCTCTGGGGATCCCTGTGCCCATCACGCTCGACTTCGACGTCGGCCGATATGACGAGATCCGTTTTCTGTGGGGCGACACAGTCAGCGCAGTCGCGTCGCTTCGTGCTCGCGCTTTTCTGATGAGGTAACGCCCGATGAGTTATCGGAGCTGGGATCCCAACGCGATCGGGTCGATCGTCCCCCCGTTCGCGGGTGGAGCAGGCGGCGGTGGCACGCCCGTCGGCGGGGATCACTTTGCTCCGACGATTCTGGTCGGAAACACTCCCGCTGGTGATCCTGCGGTAGCGAACGCTGCACCCTTTCGCTACATCCCCGACATCGGCGACGGTGCGGGCATCGCACTGGCTCTCGCCGAGCTTGCCGCGGCGCCCGCAGGAGGCTGGCTCCACATCCGCCGCGGGACATACGACCTCGGGCTCGGGACATCGCCAGCGTTACCGCTCGTGGTCTCGGGCTGCCGCGTGACCGGCGACGGTGACTCGCCGATCATTCGTATGAGCGCAAGCGACCGGCGCGTGTTCCAGCTCACGAACAGCGCGCCGGGGGTTCTCGGGCGCGCACCAGAGCT